GGCTTTTTTTTTCTTTTCTACAGTAATAGTTTCTTGTTCACCAGCCGAAGTTTCCTGTTTTACTGATGTAGAACTGGTTTCTACGTCTTTCACTTTCTTTACGCTTTTTTTTTTCTTTTCTACAGTGCTAGTTTCTTGTTCTACAGCTGTTGAACTGATTTCAGCGTCTTGCATATTTTTTTCTTCTACTGATTTATCAGTTTTTTTTGTTTTCTTACCAACTTTTTTAATAGTCTTTGGGACAATTACTTCAACGTTTTCCATCTTTCTCTCTGAAATAGAGAAACATTTAAGTAAATTTATATAAATTTACTTAAATGTTTTCTTAAATATATATTTATTTTATATCATTTGTAATTACTTAATTTTTTCAAAGTTTTCTCATTATTTTTCTTTCGATCCAATTCGCTTATATGTATAGGTAATTCGTCTAATTTTCTACATGCAATGCCATCCTCTATAGAATAATATATTTTATTTATTTTTATATAATTTTGTAATAAAAATAAATTACATTTAATACAACAGCACGAATTACCTAATTTACCAATATGTTGTGAAAATTTAGTTACGAATAAATAATATTTTTTATTTTGTTTAATATTTTTAATATTTCTAATAGCATCTGTTTCTGCATGATTTGAAAATTGAGTTTTTCTATAATTATTTTCACCATAAGATATTAGATCGAATTTGTTTGTTAAAATAACTGCAGAATGAATTGATTTTTGATTAGATTTTTGATTTTGATTTTGATTTGACAGCCTTTTATCTTTCATAAATTCTGTCAAATCTAATAGTTTATTAAATTTCCGTGCAGATATATTATCAGGATTAGCTGGAATATTATTATACTTATCCATCATATATATATATATAATGAATGAATTGTTTATATTAGTAAAAAAAATATTCAATTTTATTTGAATATTTTTTTTTAATACAAAAAATATTTTTTACTTATTTTTTACTTGTTTTTTTACTTGTTTTTTTACTTGTTTTTTTACTTGTTTTTTTAGATTCACCACAATTTTTAGTTACTTTTTTTTTAGATCCTCCCAGTTTTTTAGAGACTTTTTTACTAGCTTTTTTTTTAGATCCTCCCAGTTTTTTAGAGACTTTTTTACTAGCTTTTTTACTAGCTTTTTTTTTAGATCCTCCCAGTTTTTTAGAGACTTTTTTACTTACTTTTTTACTAGATTTCTTGGAACCTCCACTTTTTTTACTAGTTTTTTTAGAAACTCTACCTTTTTCTGCTTGAATTTTTTTTCTATCTTTTTTCATATATGTTTCTACAAATTGAATTTTTTTATTAGATCCTAATAATTTCATTACTTCTGCTTCTTTTATTTCTGATATTTTTTCATTTTCTCCTTTTTTCTCTTTAATTTCAAACATACCATTTCCTAATTCTTTACCCTGTATTTTATAAAAATCATCTCCTTTTTTTTCTAAAAATAAAAAAGATACACCTTTTTCACCATCTATTATCGTTTCTTTGACAACATGCTTGACTCCTTTATTTACAACACTTAAATTATGTTCGTATCTATAAAACACGGAACTTTTTTCAGTTGAACTCATATAAAATATATATATATATTTAATTTAATAAAATACATTTTAATTAAAATATTTTATTAAATTTTCATTATCTATTATTTTATTAGATATATGATCTGAATCTAAGTTTTATTTTTTTATCTTATAAAAAAATCCTTTAAATATTGATAATGATAATATTGCTATACTACCATAAACTAAATATTTTTTATTCATTATAAATTATACACAAACTAAATATTTTTTATTTATTATAAATTATATACAAACCAACTAATATATATTTAGATGTTATAAGGTATTATTTGGTTTCTATATGTTTTATATATATAGATTTTTCTATAGTACAATTTTGAATGTAAGTAAATTTAATATTAGGTAATTCATATTCTTCCATTAAACATCCTATTTGTAATTTGTATACACTATTTATTTGATCAATATCAAAAGTTTTAAATTAATAACGATAAGCTTTCGGAGTTCATGTGTATTAATTCGGGGAACTGATTGAATAAAGATACTAGTTTATTTTTGATAATGAACTGCTCATTTTCTTGCTCCATTGCTATACGGAGCTTCTCATTTTGTTCATCCTGAAGCTCTTTCAGCTGCTTTGCGTTGTTATTAAGAAAACACTCCTTCCACCACATATCGTTTTCTTCCTTCGGAATAAACAATTTATTAAAGATGAAAACAATCTCATTTAAGTTTTGATGGTTCTTCATCCACATTACGTTATTATTATCTGAAAGAGGAGAAAGATTATCATAGAACATATTTAAGTTAATGAACTGCTCATTTCCCTGCTCCATTGCTATTTGGAGCTTCTCATCATGTTCATTCTGAAGTTCTTTCAGAATGAACATATTGTTTTCTTCCTTCAGAATATACGATATGTGGTGGATGGAACCAATGTGATTTAAGTTTTGACATGTCTTCACAAACATACCCTTAGTATTGTCTGCAAGGGGTTGAAGATTATTATAGATTTCATTCATCTGCTGCTGTTTAGTTATACTGCACATGATTACTGTACGTGAGTAGTGTAAAATTAATATAAACTTTATAAAATATTTTTTTCAATTTTTTCTCTATACATTTACAAATTCGTTAAAAAAATATTGAGAAATAGTTCTGTTATTTTATCTTGTTTTCTTCTCAAAATATTTTTGTTGTATGTCGGCTAATTCAATCCGCTGCAAATATACTCCAATAATAAACCATTATTAACCTTCAAATAATAATATATTATACCATTACTATAAAAAAAATCATATGGATACCAAAATTTTGCATTCCAATTATCTAGAATTAATTATATACAAACTAACTAATATATATTTAGATGTTATAGGTATTATTTAATTTTTATATGTTTTTATCTATACATTTTTCTATACTACAATTTTGAATGTAAGTAAATTTAATATTAGGTAATTCATATTCTTCTTCTTCCATTAAACATCCCATTTGTAATTCGTATACACCATTTTTTTGATCAATATCAAAAGATTTTAATAAATCGGATAATTTCATATTTAATCTATCTAATTTTTTTGATATACTTGTCATTGGAGAAATTAATAATTTCGCACCATAACTTAATGTATCAATATCCACTTTATATTCTTTAGATAATATTTCTAATAATTTTTCTATTTTTATGTCTTCATTTAAGGTATAATAATCCCAAATTGTAATATTCTTATTTTTTATCTTATTTATTTGTACTGGCATAGGTTCACTTTGAGCTATCATACTAATAGCTAAATTTAGAAATGTATTTTTATATTCATCTAAATCTCGTTTTCCTAAAATGTATTTAATCATTTCAACAGTTATTAAACCTGAAATCATGCTAGTTGTTGTTGCTATAGCTGGAATGATTTTACCTGCTTTAATTTTAGTTTCATATTTATCAACTTCTGGAATATCATAATTTATAGCTCTTAAATTCGAACTACATGTTATAAAATCAATATGATGATTTGTATCATCATCTTTTTCAAATTCTAATGATGTTAAAGTGTATAATTTCATCTCTGAAATATTAGGTAACATTGATTCATTTATATCAAGATATTTCGAACTTTCATTTTCTTTTTCTTCTTTATCATCAGCATAATTTTTTATGTGACTAGAAGGTTTATAATCTTTAGGAATATAATTATTTACATATTCTGAAATAGTATTATTAATTTGAATTTTATCTAAAGAAATATTAAACATTTGCGCTATCAATAAACTTGTATGTGTAACATATTCTTTATTTAATTCAAAATCCCAATTAAATTCTATTTTTATTGGACATCGTTTACCTCCACTCCAGAATTTTATTCCGGATGTAGTTTCTGTATCTTTAGGATACGAATGAAGTAATTGTTGAATCATATGATTATATTTATTGTAAAATCTATCAAGTGCGAATTTTATACAATCATCAAAATTATCGGGTTTATTATTCCATAAATATAAAATATTACTAATAATTTCACCTTTCTCATTATTAGTTATTTTATTCAAATAATCAGGGTCGTCTAAATATTTATTCCATGAATTTGGATATGTAGTAAATAACTCCTCAAATTCATTTCTTGCCCAATGAATTGTATGTTCTATCGAATTTGGAAAGTTTTTAATTGTACATACTGGAAATGATTTTTCTTGTGGATCTTGTGATGCACCATAATGTTCTGTTACTCTTGGTATTATTACCTGTGTATTACCTTTTGTTCCTAATGTACCTGATTCAAACAAAGGCTTATTATAAAAAATACATCTTTGATCAACATATAATCTTGCCGGAATATTATCAAGTGCATTTGCAATACCATCAATTGAATCAAAGAATTTTGAATCATATACAGATTCTGAATCAGCACATACCTTATTTTGATGAGATATTACATTTACTGTAGGATTCATTTTCATAATTTCTCTAGCTGCAGTATCAGATTTAACTTGACCAATATCACTATTTTTGAATAGAAATTGTCTATTCAAATTTGATTTTTCAATAGTATCCATATCAGTAACAAAAATTTGTGAATCTTTACTTCCTATACCACACATATTAAAGTTTTTTAAATGTTCACATCCGATTGCACCAGATCCTACTACAAAATATGATGTTTCTCTTATTTTGTCCATTAATTCTTCACCAAAAATTAATCTCATTCCATCATATCTATCACCTTTTACTGAAAATTCATGTTTATGATTTTTTGGTAATATATCATAACAATGATAATAATACCATTGAGTTGTTGGAGTGTATTTATTAGTAATTGCTTTAATTACTTCTTGTGCAGCATATGACCCAATAATACTACATACTGGAATAAATTTGCCGTACAATGTTTGTAAAAAATGTTCAGTATACTTACTATCTGAATTTATTAATTCTACATTAAAATTATTATCATGTACTAACTTAAATAAATCATGTAATTCATTACTATCCGTATCTATATTTATAATATTTGGTTTATTCATTTGACTTTCGATATCTTCATGCTCAAACATACATTCTTTTTTTTGTTGAATTATTCTTCCGCCTGAAATATAATCTTTCCAATTAACATTATCTTTTTCTATTTCAAAACTTTTATCATCTATTACTTTGCTTATAGTAAATACATTATTATTTACATCATTTATACCTTTTACATCTTCTAATAAAAATATATCATTTGTATATAAATGATGAGGCTCGGTTGTCGTAAAAATAGCATCTGATGTAATATTTTGTAATATAGATGATGATATATTTTCACCATCAATATCTTTACTTACAAATCTATCAAAATCACAAAATACATTTCCCATTAAACCATAAGTATTTACCCAAATAAATTTACTTTTTTTTTCTCTTACTTTTTTATTTAATTTTAATGCAGTTTCATAACTTTCATTAATTAAAATATGAACATCATAATTAATATCTACTTCCATATCATTTACTTTGAATATTACATAAGGATTTAATTCAGATAATTTATTTTTTACTACTTCTGCTGTATTTTTACCAATGTCATCGGTACTTGCATAATAATTTGTTGATAAATCCTCAACATTTATAGTTACAGAACTTACTACATTTATTATACCTACTCCCGCTAAAATTAAATTTTTACATAATTCAAGACATGTTCCATCAAACCCTAAAATAATTACTTTTGCGTTTGTTAGCGAATTCATTGCGGTTTTCCCCAACACTGCAATTTGTCGAGAATACAGGCTCATATCCACATTACTTGTTGAATTATCCATTTTATCCATTTTATCTATTTTAAACATAAAAAAAAATGATTCAATATTATTTAAATATCAATTTTTATACCCTAATATACACACTATTTATTTATATTATTCATACAAATTATAATAATCTCGTTCAATAACAATATATTTATATTTATTTTTTTCACACCATTTAATACATTCTTCTAAAATATCCGCATGTAAAAAATTAGTTTTACGCAAACATATATTATAATATATCTCTGCAATTTTTCTATCAGAAAAATTTAGTATCTTAACACTATTATCTTTTTTGAAATCTCGAAATATTACACATTTTAATGTTTCCATATTATTATTATATATTAAATTTTAATATTAATTTGTTTCATTTTATATTTTTCTCTATTTATTTCTACAATATATTTATTACAATTTATATCAAAATTTATTATTATTCCTCTTTTTTTATTTAATGCAATATTATTTTGTAAATCCACTACTTGTATACATGTACCATTATCTATTATAAAATTATTTTTATTTACACCAACTGGTATATTATTAATAATTACTTTATACTTATCATTTATATAACCTACGATTTCACCCATTTTATTATTAAACCTACTATTTTGTAAATTATATATTCTACCTTTTACTATTTGTTGAATATTATCAATTTTTAATAAAATTTTATTATTATCTAATTCTACCAAATATCGAGCTTTTCTAGGATCATATCCTTTTATATATCCACTTTTATTATTATATTTCTCTTGATTTAACCCATGAACAATTATATTTGTACCATTTTTTATTAAACCATTTATTAAATCATTATATGGTCTATTATATGATCTTGTAAAAAAAATATTACTATTAAATCTAACATTTGGTCCACCGCTATTACATCTTGTATCAAAAGGAGTTTGATCATTAAAAAAATGTCTAAAAATATGATCTGTGCGTCCATGTGACATATTCCCATATCCTTTCCCAAATTGATTATACTCTGACCTTTTTTCTTTATCTGATAAAATGTTATATGCTTCATTTATTGTTTTAAATTTATCTTCTGCTGCTTTATTACCTTGATTTTTATCTGGATGATATTTAATTGCTAGTTTTCTATATGCCTTTTTAATTTGATTCTCATCAGCATTTTTATCAATACCAAGTATTTTATAATAATCATCATTCTCTTTCATATAAAATATTTAATATTATTTGTTTATATTTAATATTATTTGTTTATATTTAATATTATAAACAAATAATTTATTAATATAAATTATTTATTTATATTGATAAATTATATGATTGAAACTAATATATATTTATTAAAAATTAAGAAATTACAAATTAAAAATAAATATATTAATGATAAAATATACTCTCTAAAAAAAGATAATAATAATTCACTGATAATGGAATATTATATATTAATTAATCATAATAATTTAGAAATAGAAAAAATTAATAATAAAATATATAGCCCATCGGATCTATCGAAAATACCCTGCTCCACTTATACAATTATATACTCAAACTAAATAATAAAATAATAAAATCATACCAAAGAGCTATATATTTAATAATGAAAAATTAATATTTGATATATTTTTACTTTTATTATAAACTCTGTTTACTTTATCTGCATTCCATTCACTGCCTCGAATTGAAATATTATATGAATTTAATAAATTTGCTATTTCACCAAATGTTAATGTATAAGCTATATCAAAATGTTCAATTGCTTCATCTTTTTCATAATCATAATATTCAATTGGTTCTTTATTATTTGGTAGAATTATTTTTAATTGTTTATTTAAATTTCTACAACTTGTTTTACCCTCTCTTGCTAAAATAATCAACTTAATAATTTCATTTTCATCTTTATTAGTAATAAAATTTCTAACTCCATTTTGAAAAACACTTTGTGTACCAAAAATAGGTACACCAAATTTCCATCCTTTATTTCTTAAAATGGAGTTATTACTCGTTATTCTATTACTTATTGTATTTGACTCAAATTCTGATTGTGATAATCCAACCCTTAATCTATGCATATCCATATAATGAGTATATGCCAAGTTTTCTTCTACAAAATGTAGATTAATTTTTTTTTGTTTACATTCATTTAGAAAATTTAATCCATCACTAGTATTTCTTGAAAATCTAGAAATATTATAAAAAATAATATTAATATTATTATTATTTAGTAAATTTAGTAATTGTTTTTGTTTTTGTATATTTTTTGCTGAAACAACTTCTGAAATATGATTAATTATATTTAAATTATTTTTTAAACAATAGTTTGTACAATTATGTAATTGATTTTCAATACTTACATGAACTCCATGACAGAAAGATTGATTTTTACTTGAAATTCTTGTATATACAATTGTTGTCATATTATTAATTATTAATCTCAATTATTATTAATAATTTATACTTCAATTTTTTATACAATCATTTATATACTTAAATTAATTTTTAATGTTATTTTCAGTAACTGATCCAATAATAAAATTACCAAAATTAAAATAATTGTTTATAATTTTATTTCCCATCTCTTTATAACTCATACTATCATACCAATTTACCCAAAAATCTTCATCAGGTAAATCTTTTAATTTTATATTAATTTTTATATATACATAATTTTCAACTTTATTTTTCCAAGTCTCGAATTCCATACTTAAATTATTATCTATTCAATTTTATAAATCAATTTTATAAATATATTGACATAATATTATACTTAAAAAAAAACAAATAACCCAATGAAAACAAAAACGAACTCTCTGAAATTTTTCAATTTCATTTGCTATTTGATGTTTTTCAATATCTTTAATTGTGTTTAATCTAGTATGTAATGACATCATTTTTCTACATCTAGAATTTATATTACCATAAATTACAGTATTAAATATTGCATCACATAATATATCATTATTATAAATAGATTCAATATTATCAAATTCATGTATACAATTTTCTAGTACCAGGTTAGAATATAATTCACCATATTTTGATGATTTTATTAATTTCGTTTTTACAAAATTCATTTTATTTAATTTAATAAATATTAAATTAAATAAATTATTAATTATTTCAAATTTTTTATATTTGAAATATATTATTATAATCATTCAAGTTATTATAAAATGAAATGAATTATATTTTTTATGTTTTATCATAACTCCAGCTCCATTACAACATATATGTGAAAATATAAACATTGTATTATGTAAAATTATTTTAAAAATTAACACTAAACTAGCTTTAGTTAATCCAGAAAATTCTGGCAAGTGTATTGCATACATATTTTTTTTATTTTTTTTATTTTTTTTTATTTCTATAATTATATTATATTCAATATTATTATGCAAAGAGCACCATTTATTTATTATTAAACTTATAAAATAAAATAAAATACTTGAATAAATAAAAAAACTTAAATCATATGTATCATCTAATTTAAGTTTAGATGATATATAATATTAATTTTATCTGTCAGGGATTTTATTTATAAAGAATATTTACGATAATTTGTTTTATAGATTACTTCTTTTGATAAAAAAGATACACTTTTTGAAAATCGCATTGTTGCATAAAAGTGAATTTTAAATGTTTCTAATAGTTCATCATTAAAAATATATTTTTTATCAGTATTAATCAATAATTTTTTATTTTCCATATTTAATATTAGTAACAGTTGAAACCTTTATATTTAAATTTTTAGTAAATAAGTGATATAAAAAGAAATAACGTTTTATATTACAATGAAAATAAGTATTACTAAAGTATTAATATTTATTAATTTTATTTTATGGTTAAAACCCGAAAATCATATAATATCAAATTATATATTATTTAATCCAAGTAAATCGAAGTTATCTGAACCATTAAATTTTATTATACCATATTTTAGTCATAATGATCCTTTATCTTTTCTATTAGGAATGATGGTATTTAATTATATTGGTAATATTTTAGAGATATTATATAAACCAAAAACATATATAAAAATTTTATTATTAAGTTTATGTTTAATAAATATACTTGCAGTTATATTATCATTAATATTTAAGAATTTATTTGAATATCCATTGTTTTATTATTCGTCTTATATGGGATTTGTTCCAATAATTTTATCTTTAAGGTACTTATATTTCAATATATTAGATCGACCATTATATGTATATGGATTTTTAATACATTCTAAAAATATTATTTGGATTGAATTACTTATATTAAATATATTTCGTGTATCTCAATCATTTTATATTCATTTAGCTGGTATTTTAGCTGGACGGATAATATATAATATATTACCAAGGATTTGATTATAAATTATTTTTTAATTGTAAATATTTATTTTTATATTTTAAATATTTCTTTTTATATATTTCTTCATCACCCCCTTCTTGTAGTTTTTGTATTTTTTGTATTTTTTCTTTTGAAAATGCATATGCATTTTTTACAATATTATTTGTATGTAAATTTTTATCTTCTAATTTCTGTACTGATTTTTCAATCATATTTCTTGCTTTTTCATAACATATATTATTATTTTCTGATAATTTATGCGAGTATTTATCTATATTTTGTTCCATATATACTTATTTAAGATATAAATCTTCAATTTCTTTATAATTATAATTATTTTCGAAATCACCAATGTATGGATTATTTAATTGTTCATACTTCTCATCTTTAACAAATTCATGAACTCTTCGTGCAGCTTGAATTTGTTTATAATACTTTTCTACTTTATCAATTTTATTTTTATTAATAATGAATCTAATAATGCGATGTATTACTTTAAGAGAAGAACCAAGTATTCCTCCTATACCTGGAATAATTCCTAAAAATGAATAAAATGCAAAATCATAATCATTTCTAAATAAATTCAGTAATAATGATGTAACACCATATGGCATAGTAACATTATTATTATTTTTTGAAATAATTTTATTAGGTATTAAATTAATAATATCAAATAGGAAATCAATAGTATTTAAGGATTTCATATATTTATTATCGTATTTATTAAAGAAAAAACCACCATTTTGGTTATATGATGTACATAATTCATTATCTAATTTATATTTTAATTTATTTATTTTATTAAAATAAGAATTAAATTTATGATAGGAAATTAAGAGATTAGTTAGTCTTTTATTATTCATATCTTGATTTACTGTTTTTTTTATTGTGTTTCTTAAGTTATAAAGAAAATTTTCTTTGTTATAATCTTTATTTTCAAAAAAAGATTCAAGTATACTAACTAATTTACTAAATTTTTTTATATTTGATATATAAATAGTTTTATCTATTTCCATTTATAATAAATAAGAAAATTATTATAATATAATATATTAAATTATAATATAATAACTGATCTCAATAATACTGATAATATATAATTACAAATGCAGACATTATTGTAGTATTTATGACATATTTACGCCTATCCGATCTCTGTTACACTGATCTATATTACTCAAAAAAATAAAAATTATAGATGATTAAATATTAAAATATTACTTCATGTTAATGTATTTAATATAAATTAAAATCATTAAATCAGCAAACATGAAGTATCAGTACAATCAAGTTGTTACAAAAAAGATCAAGAAGTACATTCCAGAGGAAATTCAAACATTGATTTATAAGAAAATCTTTAAGACATTTGTTCTCAAGGAGTTTGAAACTGTCAACATAAAATTATTAGGTTTAGAAAGAGATCGTGAGACATATTAATGTTATCGTTGTGGAATATATAATAATGATATCACTAGATAAAATGTAATTGAAACAGAGAGAACATTTACACATATAAAGTGAAAGACAAACAAGTTATTTAGTTTTAGAATGTTTAATTACATTAAGTGCTGATCCCACAGGTTGATCTTTCAAAAGAACTTTATTATATATTGATTCAACAACTCCAATGGTTTTTTCATTTTCGTGAAGTGTATTGTCCATTATATTCATATTTTTCTTAATAATTTCTATCCTCTTCCTCATGATGTTCATATCAATATCATGAAGTATTTGATTCATTGTATTTAATAATACTAAAACACTTTATCCTTTCTTTAATTAACATGAAGTAATATTATAATATTTAATCATCTATAATTTTCAATTTTATCAGTAGTGTAGATCAGTGTAACTGATATCGGATAGGCGAAAATATGTCATAAACCCCTGAATGAGCTTAAGAAATGTAAGCAATTGAATCCAGCAGACTTAACAGGAATAGTAGACAAATTCACAAAATTAATATGTAGGAACTATTTTTGGTACAAAATACTGTGACGAGTACGACTATACTAACAACAAAGATAAAATGGCAGATGTTCTTGACAATCTAGATTAAAATTTTGGACAACGTAAAGATAATATATAATTACAAATGCAGACATTATTGTAGTATTTATGACATATTTACGCCTATCCGATCTCTGTTACACTAAACTACACTACTGATAAAATTGAAAATTATAGATGATTAAATATTATAATATTACTTCATGTTAATTAAT